TTTATGGCTTAAAAAAAAATAATCTATCATTTTGGGGTACGACACAAATAAATCCTGAGTATCAATCTATTACGATTTTACCTAATGATTTTAAGAAAATTATTAATAAATTGTATCATAACTTTTTAAAAATTCACGGCGGTAAATTGAATGATAGTGAAATAAATAATATACTAAATTGGCTTTCATTTATGAATGCGAAAGATGATTCTCATCTTTTGCCCACATTTAAAAAAATGACTGAAAAATATGATAAATTAAGAAACGAATCATTTTTAAATGTTTTTCCTGAGTATAAAAAATGGTACGAAACAATATAGCAAAATATGTAAGTATTCCTCACTCATATGAAGGAATTAATTGTCTAACTCTTATTCATGAGTTTTATAAAAATGAGCTTAATATTGACTGTATTGCTGAATTAATTCCTGATAATATTGAAGAGGCTGGAAGAAGGTGGATGTCAAAAATTACTCTGCCTGAAATAGAGGAATGGGCATTAATACATGGCACAAAAGTTGATTTGACAGATGCGCAAGATTTTGATGTAATTGTATTTAAATCAGTAAGATTTGAAAGACCAATACATTTTGGCATGTTTTTAAAGCCAGGTCATATGTTACATCTTGAAGAGGGGAGAACATCAAGATATGAAACAATTACAAATGAGTGGTCAAAATGCTTTCACGCAATCTATAGACACCACTCCTTGGTACGCTAAATATCAAGGCTTTCCTTATCGACATTTAGGTAATAACACCGAAACAGGTATCGACTGTTTTAATCTTTGTAGACTAGTTTACAAGGAGCAATTAGGTATTGAAATACCTTACGATACTGCTGATTGGTGTAATATAGTTGATGAGGACTGGTATAACAAGACTCAAGACAGACCTTTTGATAAAGGTGGTACTGAAGCTTATGGATGGAAGAAAACTAATGATTTAGAAAAATTTAATGTAATAACTATGTCTATTGGAGCTACTAATGTTACTAATCATTGTGCGTTATATTTAGGAAATAATAAAATGTTACAAACAATGATTGATCATAAAAGCTGGGTTGCTCCCTATGGTAGATGGTATAAAAATTTTACAGTAGGAATATATAAATGGATAGGTATGCCAAATTAATTGAAGATATGAATAATCATGCTTTAAGAGATTATCCTCGTGAAGCTTGCGGAATAATTTTAAAAAACTTTACTTATGAACCGTGTAAAAATTTAAGTGACTATCCAAAAGAAACTTTTATTTTAGACCCTTCAGTTTTTATTAAACACGATGAAAACATTTGGGGAATTTTTCATTCTCACCCTGGAAGCGATCTGCCAATTCCAAGCCAAGATGATAAAGTTAGCGCAGCATTTCAAGAGTATAAATTTTTAGTTGGCTTCAACATGAAATTTTTTATATACTGGATGGATGAAAAAGTAGATGCGCTAAAATTTGAACCTTTCGAGGAGAAACACTGTATTGTTGACAATTAAACCTGTAGGGTCTATGAAATCTTTTTTTGCTGAAGATGAGTATACAATTGATGTAAAAAATTGCATTGATGTAATTTTGTATATTCAAGCTATGCACCCTAAATTAGGTTTATTTATGAAACAGGCACAGGCTTTAGCAACGTTTGAGGATTTTTGTTTTTTAGATAAAAAGGGTAACGTAATTGAGCCACAGTTGTTTCCGTACCACAAATTTAAAGAAGATGACGTAATTTACATTGCTCCTGTCATTGTTGGCGCAGGAGGTAAAGCAGGCACAATTGTTATGATTGCAGTGCTTATTGTTGTTGCAATTTATGCTCCACAAATTGTCGCTGCGCTTGGGCCAGAAGCTCTTGCCGGTGGTGTTGCTGCTGAAGCTTCATTAGCGGCTTCAGGTGCTTTCATTTCTGCAGGTGTTGCTCAAACTATAACAAGCATGGCAATTAGTTTGGCTTTAAGTATGGTTATGTCACTTTTTACTTCAACACCAAAAGCGAGAACCAGAGAAGTAACAAAAGATTCAGGAACCCGTTCACAAAATGATTCTTTTGGATCTCTAGTAAACAACACACAGGCAGGAACTCCTGTGGCTTTGAATTACGGTTTGATGAGATGTGCGGGACAATTTTTAAGTGGATACATTTTAAGTCAACAACACGCACAAAATGACGCCCCAAGTATTGCTTCTATTTTTAATGCTAATCAAAGTCCCTTATCAGCAGAGGCAGAGGAAGCAGCATAATGCTCATTACTCTTAAGCCCCACTCCACCTTTGCAAAGTTTTTTAATCAAAAAGATTACAAGATTGAAATAACTTCTTATTATGATATTGAATTTTATTTAGCTAGTGTTCATCCCCGCTTTTCAAAGTATATGTCTCAGATTAAACAAGGTTTATCAGTTGAATCATTTTGTTACATAACGCAGGATTTAAAGCTAATTAAAAGAGATGAGTTAAACTTAAAAAAACCAAAAGAGGGCATGATAGTTTACATAGCTCCAGTCGTTAGTGGTAGTGGTGGAAGAAGAGGAGCTATGTTTGCGGTTGCGGCTATTGCTGTTGTTGGCATCGCCACCGGAGGTTTTGGCCTTTTAGCAGCGCCTGGTGCAGCTGGCGCTGCTCCGGCAGGTGGTCTTCTGGAGCTAGGCACGTCTGGTTTTCAAGCTGGTATGTTTGGTGGCGGCGGGAGTTTTTTCGGGAGTATTGGTTCCGCTATCGCAGGTATGCCAAGCTTTGTACATAGTATTATAGGAAATTTAGCGCTTTCATTTATAACCTCTTTATTTACTTCTAGACCAAAAGGTAAAACAATTGAAGTTGCAAAAGATTCAGGTACAAGAACTGAAAATAATATTTTTGGATCGCTACAGAATACAACCGAGCCAGGAACCCCAATTGCTTTAAACTATGGCTTAATGCGTATTGGTGGTCAATTTTTAAGTGGATACATTTTAAGTCAACAACACGCACAAAATGATGCTCCAAGTATAGCACAAATTTTTAACTCAAATGAATCCCCGTTAGCGGCTGAAGCGAGGGCAGAAGAATAATGGCTTTAAGAAATTATACAATATACGACGGACAAATGATGCCTCATGTGCGAGGTTCAAAAGGTTGTTTTATAGGCGGCACACAAATCTCTATGGCTGACGGCTCTAAAAAAGCTATAGAAAATATTGAGTTGGGTGATTTAGTTCTAGCGTTTAATAAAGATGGGGAGCTAGGCCCTGCTAACGTCACAGAAACTTTCAAGCATGAAAACGATCAGTTTATAAAGTTAATTCATTGGAACGGTGAATTAACTTTGACTCCTAATCATTGGGTGCTTCTAGAAGATGGTTTATTTTTAGAGGCAGGTAAACTAATTGCTGGAGAAGATCAACTAGTCACTGAAGAAGGAAAAATTTCTCCGATAGATGAAATCTGTCCCGCTCCTTCCGCCACCAGTTATAATTTTACTGTAGCAACTCAACACACTTACATTGCGGATAGTATTCGTGTCCATAATAAGGGTGGAGGAGGTAAAGGTGGAGGTCAACAAGGCGGTGCTGTAGAAGATCCAAACAATAAATTTTCAACTGACATGATGTTTACAACAATTGGATTTGGTGAGGGACCAGTTTATAGAATTAATGCTAATGGTCCTCAAGACATTGAAATTCAGGACGGAAACATTGATGACCTTATTAATTTAGATGGTGATGGTAATGAAAATACTGTTTTATTTAAAACTTTAACCAATACTGGAACTGTTACTCAACCTGCACTTAGAGTTTTTGGAGAGGAGATTGCAACTCCTCAAAACTTTACTTCTCCTGTTAAGCTTAAAAAAGGTAATGTTGGTGGTATTCCCGAGTCTAAAGTAGAACTTCAAGATACGAGCGCTCAAGCTTGGGACGCTCTTCGATTTGCCTTTGAATTACGAGGATTAATTAATCAAGATGATCGGGGTAACATTCGGGGTCATTCAGCAGAGCTTTCCATTGATGTGTTTGACAGAACTGGTACAACACAAATTTTAGAGGACGGTGAGCCACACATTGAATCAATTAGCGGTAAAACTAATACCTTATTTAGATTTGATGTTACTATTTTAATTCCAGAGCAGCATAGATCAGATGACGGATATAAGTTTACAATTAAGAAAACATCAGATGATAGTGACTCCTCAAAAATTCATGATGAAATTAGTGTCAAGGGTTGGACTGAAATAGAATTTAAACGCCAAGCCTACCCAAGAACTGCTCATATAGGATATGCGATCAAAGCACATTCAGAACATGTTGGTGGCGTTCCTAATTTTACTTCAATGGTAAAAGGACTAATTGTAAAAGTTCCCTCTTGTTATAATCAACCAGTGCTTGAAAGCGGTGAGATTGATTGGAGAGAGTTAGAAGTTGTTGATGGGGGGTCCACAGGTAATTCTTATCAAGAAAATGGATACTCATTACAATTTAGCGGTCCTGAAACTAAACTTACTGGGAGTAATCCTCAGATTTATGTTGGTACTTGGGATGGTACATTTGTTTTTAGTTGGACACAAAACCCTGTATGGATAGTTTATGATATTTTAACAAACAATACTTATGGTTTAGGTATTCCTGAAGACGTTATAGATAAGTTTAAATTTTATCAAATTGCACAATATTGTGATGCCTGTAACGTAGAGACGGGTAGGTTTGAAGGCGTTACATCTTTAGCTGACGGCACTTTTAGACATAAACCAAGAGGTCAATTTGCCACAATTAGAGAAAATCAATTTGGATTAATTGATTCAATAAAAATTAAAGAGCGTAGATTTACGTGTGATATTACCATCGCAGATCAAGGTCAAGTGATGGATATTTTAAATCAAATTACTGCTATCTTTAGAGGTGCTTTGGTTTACAACATGGGTAAACTTACCTTAGCTGTAGATATGCCTGATGAGTTACCCGTAGCGATGTTTAATGAAACAAACATTAAAGAAAGTACATTTCAAATTTCAGGTATTAAAGAAAGTGAAATTATCACAGCAGTTGACGTAAGCTATATTGAACCAACAAATCACTACAAACGAGAGACTGTAAGAATTGACACTGTTGATAGAAATGATGGTAGAGATAAAAGTGCCTTAGAAAATTTATCTACACTTGATTTAATTGGTGTCACACGAAGAAGTCAAGCATTGAGATTTGCGCAATATCATATCGCTGCTTCAAGATATTTACGTCGTCGTGTTGAGTTTACGACTAGTATTGAGGCAATTACATTAGCTCCTGGAGATGTAATATCTGTATCTCAAAAACAAAATGGATTAGGGTTTGGATTTGGAGGTAGAGTTAGGCAAATTTCTAATCTTGCCGTTGGTGGTAACACTAATACTTCAAAAGTTTTTTTTGAATACTTTACTGAGCCGACAATCCCAACCACCTTCTTTACAGCAAATACTAATCCTCTTGCTATGAGAATTTATAAACAAAATTCAGATAGAATTGATTTGTATTTACTCAGTAACACTACATTCTCCTTAAGAACTACACAAACTTCAAAAGAAGTAACTTCAACTACGTCTATAACATCAAATGCAAATGTTAATTTTGGTATTGATCAAGCAGACGTATCGGTAACCCACATGTTTAATCCAGTTAGTAAAGCATTTGAAGCTTTTTCAGGTTTTCCTTCAAATGCTTTGCCAGAAAAAAATGACATTTGGATGGTGGGTGAGATGTCAAATCCTGGGACTATTGGATTAGCTGATTCTTCTGATGTTTATACAAATAAAGCAGGAAAACTCTTTAAAGTTACCGGAATAAATAGAAATGAGGAACACGAAGTTCAAATTGAGGCTACAGAGTATATTTCAAATGTTTATGTAGATTCTGATGAGTTTATTGACTATACTCCCACTGCATACACAGACATACTATCCCCATTTACTCCACCTCCTGCTCCTGATTTTCAATTAGTACCTGTTCCAAGAAGAACGTCAGATGGCAGTGTAGTAATTGATGTCTCTGTTGATGCATTTATTGATAGGACGGATTATCCTCTTAATATAAGCACGGATTATTTTGTATCTTTACCTGATGTAACACAAAAAGTTACTAATTTAACATCTACTGTGGGAACACATCCACCTACTTTTAAGGTTGGAAACTCAGCTGGTTTAGCTGATTCATTAAACCCTGCGGTATTAAGTGGCAAAAATGGATTTAGTGGCACTCTTGGTGAGCTGCGTTTATTATGTAATGCAGTTACAGAAACCGGGGGTGCATCAGAATTTGTTGAATTTACCCTTGAAGGTTTAAATGTTGCTTTTGATTTT